TTTAAGTCAATTAAGAGGAGCAGCTATACCTGCAGGTATAATCTATTTTGGTGGATCTACAGCTTATAAAATAGCTACTGCACCACCAGAAACTAAAGCAAAGATAAAAAAACTAAAAACTAAATTAAGTAAAACAAGCACAAAAGATTATCATGCTGATCTTTTAAAAATGAAAGTAGGAGGAGATACAATGTTAAAGAACCCCAAAAAAGCTGATTTAGATAAAGATGGCAAATTATCTAGTTATGAGAAAAAAAGAGGAAAAGCCATCGAAGCTAATATGAAAGCTAAAAAAGGTAAAATGATGAAAGCTAAATCAGGTGATATGGCTAAAATAAATAAAGTTGTTAAAGGTTTAAATAAAGCCTCTAAATTACATCAAGCTCAAGCTAAAAGTTTAAAAACAATTAAAGCTAATGTCGGTATGGCTGCTGAAAGAGTTAGAGATAAAGAAAAATCTAAAGAAAAAAAAGATACTATAATTAAGTTTAGATCAGGTAAAAAATTTGAAAAGAAAGGCCCAGTTCAAAAAGTTAACATAACAAAAGCATCTATGGGAATGGAAGCTAAATCAACTAGAGGTTATGGTGCAGCTAGAACTTCTGGCATGGGTTTACAAGATGAACAATTAATACCAGGAAAATCTTTAGACTATTATAAAGATTTAATGTAATGAATTATGGCTACATCGGGAACATCATCATTCGATTTAAATATCGATGAAATTATTGAAGAAGCATACGAAAGATGTGGTATGCGAACTAATAGTGGCCATGATTTACGTAGTGCAAGAAGAAGTTTAAATCTTTTATTTTCGGAGTGGGGAAATAGAGGTGTTCATCTTTGGAAAGTGTCTTTAAATGAAGTAGCACTAGTAGCAGGAACTGCACAATACGCTGTTAACGAAAATGTTAACGATGTGCTAGAAGCTTATATTTCAACAACAGCTGCAGCTAGTAATACTTCATCAACTCAAGATATATCTTTGACAAAAATAGATAGGTCTGCCTACGCTGCACTTCCAAATAAATTAGAAACAGGACAGCCCTCTCAATATTTTGTTGATAGACAAACGACTCCTCAAATTTTTTTGTATTTAGCACCTGATGCATCTACTTTTAAAACATTAAAATTTTACACAATAGATAGAATTCAAGACTCAGGTATATATTCAAATCAAGCTGATGTTGTATATAGATTTTTACCATGTATGTGTTCAGGCCTTGCATATTATTTATCTGTAAAAAAAGCTCCTGATAGAATTCAATTATTAAAACAACTTTATGAGGATGAACTATTAAGAGCTTTAAACGAAGATGGCCAAAGAGCATCTGTTTATATTTCGCCTCAAACTTATTTTGGAGATGGAGTATAATGAGTTTTGCATCTGGTAAAAGATCAAAAGCAATTTCTGACAGATCAGGGATGGAATATCCTTATAGAGAAATGATTAAGGAGTGGAACGGATCGTTAGTGCACATTTCTGAATTTGAACCAAAACATCCTCAACTTGATCCTCCATACCATAAAGCAGATGCAATTGCTTTGAAAAATCCAAGGGTAATGAAATTTCAACAACCCACTCAAGAATTTGCGAACGATCAAACTATTTCAGATTCGGGAGGTACTAGAGTGGGAGTTGCTAATTTATCTTTACCTGGAGATTTTGCTTTTAAAACACAAGAGTTTAATGTGACATCAAACGGTATAACTACTACAATACATAGTATGTTCCCTGAAGACCCATCGTTACAAAATAGAAGAAGAGAAATGTTAAGTAATATTGGAACTGTGGGGGTTAGTATTTCATAATGTCAATTACACACGCAAATTTTTTAACTCAAGTCAGAAATTATACAGAAGTAGATAGCAATGTTTTAACAGATGCGATAATACAAGATTTTATAAGATCTGTAGAGTTAGATGTAGCAGGTAAAGTAGATTATGATGATTTAAGAAAATATGTTACTTCAACTTTTACTGCAGGAAATAGAGCTGTAACTTTACCTGGTGATGTCATAATTATAAGATCTGTTGAACACATAGATTCTTCAGGAAATAGAACTTTTTTAGAAAAAAGAGATATAAGTTTTATATCAGAATTTAATGGGACAGGTAGACAAGGCACACCACAATACTATGCTAATTTTGATGATTTTAACATATTAGTGGCTCCCATACCTCCAGCTGCAGATACAGTTCAAGTAAACTACATAAAGGATGCTCCTAACTTTACCTCCACAAATAATACATTTTTATCTACTTATCAGGAGTCTATGTTATTACATGGTGTCCTTGCTGAAGCTTTTAGATTTTTAAAAGGACCTGACAATCTATACAATTTATATAATTCAAAGTATAATGAAGAAGTACAAAATTTTGCCCTACAACAAATGGGTAGAAGAAGACGAGGAGAATATACAGACGGAGTTCCTAGAATAAAAGTCGATTCTCCGAGTCCTTAATTAAAGGAGAACAATTATGGCTATAACAACAAACGCTATCTGTGATAGTTTTAAAAAAGAATTATTACAAGGTAAGCATGATTTCGATACATCGTCTGATACATATAAATTAGCGATGTTTACAAATTCTGCAACTTTAGGTAAATCAACTACAAATTATACAACTGGTAACGAAGTTTCATCACCGTCAGGATATACTGCAGGTGGAAAAGCTTTAGTAAACCAAGGTGTAAAAGTTTCATCTTCAGTAGCGATTACTGATTTTGCTGACTTATCTTTTGTAGGAGTTACATTAACTGCAAGAGGAGCATTAATCTATAATACAACAACTGATGGTGGTTCTAATACTACTGATGCAGTTGCTGTGTTGGATTTTGGTGGAGATAAAACTGCAACTGCAGGAACATTTACAATTCAATTTCCTGCATTCACAACCTCTGCTGCAATCTTAAGACTTGCATAAGGAATATAATGAATGTCAAATACATGGGGTGCACTTAGTTGGGGAGTAGGCTCTTGGGGAACTGGGGGCGATCAAACTTTTGCGGTAACAGGTATAAGTGCATCCTTTAGTATTGGCTCACAATCGGTAACTGGCGAAATAAACTCAGGATGGGGTCGTCAAGAATGGGGCAACTCAGCTTGGGGAGAGGCTTTTTCAGTATCAGCTACAGGACAATCAATTACATCAATTGTTGGATCTACAACAGCTTTTACAGATTTTACTGCGGTAGTCAGTGGTATTCAATCTAGTTTTAGTATTGCTAATATTGCCATACAAATTGATGGAAACATATTTGTTACTGCTGCTGAAGATCAACTAGATTTTACAATTGGTAGTGTAACCACTACTGCAAATGCTAATGTATCTGTTACAGGAATTTCATTAACAGGTAGTATAGGTCAAGTAGTTCCTGAGCCTAAATTTATTGAGGAAGTTACTGGAAATCAAGCAAGTTTCAGTTTAGGCACAATTACCCTTATCCAATCGACAAATGAATCTGTAAGTGGTCAAAGTATAACTACTAGTATTGGAAACGAAAGTCAGGAATCAATATATTCTGTAACAGGATCGACAATGACAGGTTCTATTGGCTCTGTTACAGTAACTGGAGTGGCTAATATTGATGTAACGGGCATACAAATGACTGCCTCTGTAGGAAGTCCAAATATAACTGCTTGGCAAGAAGTAAATCTAGGTGTAAGTAATACTTGGACAGAGGTTGATTTAGCGGCATAGAAAATATATAATAAGATTATTTAAGGAGAAATTTTTATGACATCTAGTTTTTCAAGTGATCTAAAACTCGAGCTAATGGTAACTGGTGAAAATGCCGGTACATGGGGAGATAAAACAAACAATAATTTAAATTTAGTTCAACAAGCAGTCGCTGGATTTGAACAAGTTACGCTTTCAAGTGGTGGAACTTTAGCTTTAGCAATGACTGACGGAACTATATCGAATGCAAGAAATTTAGTTATTAAATTCGCTACTGCATCTATAGCGTCTAGCACAGTCTGTACTATCCCAGACAGTATTGAAAAATTTTATATATTTGATTGTACAGGTTTAACTAACCCATCTAATTTAACAATCAAAACAGCTTCAGGAACAGGTTTTTCTCCTGACAGAGCAGCAATTTTTGCAGCATATGCTGACGGAACAAATCTTAAAGAAATTTCTTTAGATACTTTAGGCGGAACTGTTGCAGCTGCAAATTTAACTGGAACTATAAGCACTTCACAAATTGCAGATGATGCAGTTACTTTTGCAAAAATGCAAGACACAACTACTGCTAATAGAGTTTTAGGAGCTGTCTCTGCGGGAACAATTGGTGAAGTTCAAGTACAAACAGATATGATAGCAGATGATGCGGTTAGTGCGGATAAATTAGCTAACACAAGTGTTTCTGCAGGATCATTTACTTCAGCATCCATAACTGTTGATGCTCAAGGAAGAATTACTGCTGCATCGTCTGGTTCAGCAGGAGATACAAATATTTTCCCTATGTGGATAAATGAAACAGGAACTTATACGGCAAACGCTAGTGCAACAAAAATTTTTGTATATGCGGTTGGCGGAGGCGGTGGCGGAGGGGGAAATTTCCCTGGTCCCGCAGGAGGGCCTGGAGGAAATGCTGGAGGTGGAATAGCCAGAATTCCAGTTACTGCACCGTATGCTGTACCAGTGGTTACGGGAGCTGGAGGAAATGCCGGAGGAAATCAACAGGTAGGAGGTGCTGGTGGATCAACAACTGTTGATACTAATGCAGTAGTCGCAAATGGTGGATCCGGTGGACAGGTATCAAATAATGCTCCTCAACCAGCTACTAACGGTAATTTTGGTGTGGCTGGTAATGCAGTTTCTATCAAAGATTATACGCCTATTGGCGAACCAGCTTTTGTACAACTATTTAATGTTCCTCAAAATTCAGATAATAACGCTGGTGAAAGAGGAAGCGGTGGTCACGGAGGAACTCCAGGACAAACAGGAGAAGCAGGAGGCCCTGGAAGGTTAGTTATATTTGAAAATGTTGTTGGAGGATAATATTTTATATTTTTATGGCTAAAGTTTATTTTCAAAAAGGTAATATTTCAGAATCTGGAATTGTAGGCATGTTTCTTAATGAAGCACAATTTACAGAAATAAAATCTATAGAATATTTATCTCATTATGAAGTTAAAGAATTTTCTGATGATGACTATAATAATTTTTATACTGGTAAAAAAAGAATATCAGTAAGTGATGAGGGTGTAATATCAGCTTTAGATAATGCAGTTGACCCTGAAAATACTATTGAAGAGGATTTTAAAAAAATTTTGAATATGTATCTTGGTAATCTTGAAGATTTTGTTTTT